TGACCTGTTTACGGCGGACGTGCAACAGAGCTATGAGGATTTTGTGGCTACGGTGTTTCCTACGCAAAACGCGGCAGAAGCGGTGAACAGTATCAAGATGAGGGACTGGAATGCTAACCAGTGGGCGCGGATGGCCGATTTTGCGAAGACGGACGACAGCGGGGCGAACGTGGCAGGGATTGGGTATGATGCCAATGCGCAATGTGACGACGTTCTGGTACATAAGTCGGGGGCGACTTATCACTTGCAGCCGTTGATACCTGAAGGGCAGCGGCTGATTGCGATACCGCCGGGGACGACTAACGCGCGGTTCCAGTTTCCGAATGACAATATTTGGCTAAACTGGTATCTCGACAAGATGTATGGCAGCGACATGTACGGCGTGACGGTTGACGGAAATGAGGAGTGGTTGTCGCCGATTGACTTTGTATCTGGGAATGAGTATGGGGCATTGATAGCATCTCAGAGCATCAGGCGGGGGCTGATCATCCTGAAGTGGAACTCACAGGTGGGTGTGAATGCGTGGAAATGCGTTGCGAAGGTGAGAGACACGGTTGGCGGGAGTTCATTTGACAGGGCGTTTGCGGACTATCCTGGGGCGTGGCTGGACTTGACGGATAGCAGCCAGCAGGTGAACAGGCCGTGGGGTACGGAGAACCTAAAGGACTTGTCGGGGGACTACGTGTTTTTGGAGCTGTGGTGGTTTAGCAATGACACGTCCAGGGAGGTGCCGATATATGGATATACATATAAGGTAACGATAGACAGATCGGGCAACGACGGGCAGATTGACATTAGCGGTGTGCTGACATTCGAGAGTGTGGAGGCGTATAGCGGGGAATCGGTGGTGATAGCCGGGCATTTGAGCTATAACGAGGTGACTACGTTGGGACTGTCGGATGATGTTATGAATGTGATTGCGGCAAACTACCAGCAGTTGGTGCTGACGATTCCAGCCGCTGACGCGGGTGGCACGGTGGCTACGATTGACTTGATGGACTGGACGGATGGGAGAGAGTGTTATCTGAATAATGACGGGGCGATGGCAAAGTTTGAGATCGTGGTGCCGAGTGCGCTGACGAGCTTTCCTGCTTCGGCGACGCTGAGCGGGAGCAAGGTGGCGACGGGGGCTTGCAATCCGAAGGTGATTGGGGTTACGGTGATTGAGTGACGGTTTCGTTGCGGGGAAACCGCAACGCGCTGTAATTAGGGTGGTAAACCCTGGGGGCTGTTTTGTGGGATTGGTAAAAAGGAAAAGAAAACGAAAAATATATGGATGGATTTTTTAGGAATTGGTTTAGGAAGAGGGAGGTGGCACCGATAGGGGCTGCGGCCACGGCGCAGCATGGCGAACAGACGGCGAACGGGGATGGATCGTTCGGAGCAAAGGTGAGCTATGTGCCTAACCAGGAGTATGCGCTTAGGATAGCGACGTACTACAGGTGCATGGAACTGAGGGCAAACACGATGGCCCAGATGACGTGCCAGTACCAGCGGCTGAACAAGGAGGGCGGTAACTTTGTGGAGACCGATTACGGGCTGTTCGGGAGCCTGAACTACCTGTTGCAGATTGAGCCTAACCCGCTGACTACGGCGTTTGACTTCTGGCGGCAGGTTGAGATAGAGACGGTGGCGCACGGGAATGCGTTTGCTTGGATTGAAAGGGACGGTGACGGGTGGCCGGAGGCGTTCTGGCTGGCGACCAACGGCAGCTACGACCTGAACACAAATACATTTACGCTGACGTATAACGGGATTGGCGGGCAGCGGAACATCACCGTGGATGCGCGGGACGTGCTTCACATTCCGAACACGTTTAAGCGTGGCGGGTCGATTCTGGGTGTCTCGACGTTGCAGTATGCGCGGGAGATGCTTTCGCTGAGTTCGACGCTCGACAAGGCGGCTTTGGAGACGGCGGCGAAGGGCGGCAGAATGAAGCTGTTTATCAGTGAGGGTACAAGCGGCACAGTGTCGCCGATAGCGGCGGGGCGGTTTGATCCTGAGCAGGTGGATGCGTATGCTGAGAGCGTGCAGACGAAGATGTACAATAGCGATGTGGTGGCCTTGCAGAACCTTGACAAGATTCAGAACATCTCAATGAGCGCACAGGACATGCAGCTGTTTGACCAGCGACAGTTCGGTGTGGCTGAGATATGCCGCGTGATGGCTACTCCGAGGACGCTGGCGATGGACGGCAGCAACTCGTCGTACAAAACGCCGGAGGCTGACCGATTGGACTTTTTGATGAACTGTATTCAGCCGAAGCGTAGGCTGATTGAGGATGAGTTGAACAGGAAGCTGCTGAACAGGTATGACTTCGGGAAGCGGAGGATTCATCTGTGCGAACTTCCGCTGATGATGTTTGACTCGAAGGGGCGTGCTGAGATTGCTCGGGAGAAGATCGCTGCTGGTATCTCGACGGTGAACGAAGAGAGGAAGGAATGGGATATGCCTGCTGTTAAGCATGGGGACATTGTGTATATCTCGACGAACCTGATGGAGCTTGGGAGTGACAAGGGCCGGGCTGTCGGTGGCGGCGGAAGACCTGAAGCAAAGCCCATCGAAGAACAAAGCGAGAGTAAACCCGCTGGGGGGGGGGGCGAGACCCAAGAGACAGGGACGGAGACGGAATCATAAACGAATAAGGATATGAAGAGGAAGACGGTGGCCATTGTGCATTATAATACGCCGGAACTGACTGAGGCGGCGATTCTCTCTCTGCGGAAGCATGGGGGGAAGGATTATCGGGTTGTTGTTTTTGACAATAGCGATGAGAGGGGATTCCTCGCGGGCAAACCGCGAGGCGCACTGAGCGCGACACCGATGGGGGATGTGGAGGTGATTGACAATACCGGGGGAGCGGTGATTGACTTTAAGAAGGAATTGGAGAAATATACGGAGAAGTGTGACAGGATCGGGATTCATGGACGGAATGTGTATGGGTCGGCGAAGCACATGATGTCTGTGCAGAAGTTGTGGGAGCTTTTGCCGGAGGGGTTCTTGCTGATGGAAAGCGATGTGCTGATACGGCAGAGCGTTGACTGGATGTTCATGGAGGGGGAGGCCGTCTGCGGGATGATTCTGCCGGGCGGGAACGTGAACCCTTACGGGATAGACAGGCTGGCTCCGCTGCTGTGCTGGATGAACGTGCCGATGCTGGTGAGCGGCGGTGCGCGGTACTTCGACCCTGAAAGGTGCTGGGGGTTGCACAGTGACAAGCTGGACGACGAGAAGAACTGGTGGGACACCGGGGCGGCGTTGCTGGATGACGTGAAGCGACTGAAGCCACAGTTGCACGGGCAGGTGATTAACGACATCAGGCCGTATCTGTTGCACTACAACAACGGATCGTGGCTGGGGGGTGACTTGGAGAAGCAGAAGAAATGGCTGAACGAGCATCGTGACCTCTGGGAGCCGACACCACGGGAACGTGGCGAGAAGCGGGTGGCGGTGTGTGCCATCGGACGGATGGAAAACCGCTATGCCGTGGAGTGGGTGGAGCACTACAGAAAGATCGGCGTGTCGAAGCTGTTTGTGTATGACAACTGGCATACGGGCGATAAGGAGAGGCTTGCGGATGTTTTGCAGCCTTATATCGAGAGCGGGTTTGTGGAGCTGACGGACTGGCACGACCGATTCGGGGCGACGCAGCCGGAGGTATATGAGGACTGCTACAGAAGGCATGGTGGTGAATATGCCTGGATAGGGTTTTTGGACTTTGACGAGTATCTGAGGTTTACGGATAAGCGGATGAAGGTGGAGAAGTATTTCGGGCAATTTACGGATGCAGACTGTGTGCTGGTGAACTGGCGGCTGATGACTGACAACGGGAAGGTGAAATATGAGGACAAGCCGCTGGCGAAGCGGTTTACGAAGGCGATGCCGGTGGAGACGTGCGTGAAATACGGATTTCCTGAGAACAACCATGTGAAATCATTTGTGGCTGGTGGTTTGGGCGAGGTGCTATTCAGGACTACGCCGCACACGCCATCGTCGCCGAAATTGCGGTGCGTGAATGCAAGCGGTGAGACGGTAGGCCAGAAGGAGGTGTTCCACTTTGACCACGGTCAGGCGCGGATTGACCACTATTGGACGAAGACGGCTGAGGAGTGGAAGGAGAAGCTGGCGCGGAGCTTCCCGAATGACCCAAATTACATCACCTTTGTCATGGCGAATGAGCGTGAGTGGTTCTTCAGGGTGAATGAGCGGACGAAGGGGAAAGAGGGGATTTTAGACGGTAAACCCGTGACACAAAAATGAGTGAATAGTAACAGACAATTTTTGAGATATGGATACGAAGAAGAATGAAATCAGAACCTTTGACCTTGACATCCAGATTAGGGAGGTTGAGGGTCAGGAAGAGAGCCGCGTCATAACGGGCACGGCCATCGTGTTCAATTCGGAGAGTTGTGTCCTTGATGAATATGGCGTACAGTTCAGGGAGGTCATCAAGCCGTCGGCGGCCCAAATGGAGTGGCTGAACACGCAGGACATCAAGCTCAACCTTCTGCATGAACGCAAGGACACCATTGCACGGAGCCGAATGGGAAAGGGCAACCTCCATATATCGGTGGACGGCAGCGGCGTGAACTTCGAGGCCGTCGTGCCCAAGTGTGACATCGGCGACCGTGCTCTGGAGATGATACGCTCAGGCGTTTACACTGGTTGCAGTTTCGAGTTTCTGCCCGACCAGTACGACGTGGTGGAGCGCGGTAAGGACAAGGAAATACTCGTGACACACAAGCGACTGAAGAGAATCAGCGCATTCACGATCGGGATGGATCCTGCCTACGTGCAGACAACGGTCAACGCGCGTGAGATGTGGAACGAGACCCCTGAGGCCAAGCATGAGGCTGAAGAAGCAGCACGGAAGGCCGAAGAGGAGCAGCGTTTGCAGGCACAGCGCGAGGAGTACGAGAAGATGCTGATGCGTGAGCGTGAGAAGGCCCAGGCTATGCGCAGCCAGCGTGAGCGTGAAATGGAATTAGAGTCTATTAGTTATTAACCTACTTAAACGTTTAAGATGATGAAACAGAAGTTTAAGACTACCGACGAGCTTTTTGCCCGTCAGCGTGAAGTGAATGACCAGCTCTCCACTCTTGAAGCAGCCCTTCAGGAGCGCGAGTTGAACGAAGAGGAGAAGGCCACGCGCCAAGCCCTTCTGGTCGAGTTTGAACAGAACAAGCGTGAGGCTTCGCTGATGCTTCAGAAGAAGCAGAGCGACGCTCTGACCGTTGCGCCGAAGGTGAACGTGAACGAGCAGCTGCGCGAGTTCATCAAGACCGCCAAGCGCGGTGACTCCTTCTCGATTCCCCTCAGTCGTGAGGCTATGTCAACTGCTGACACTACGCCCTACGTTCAGGGTATCACCGTTGTTGACCTGATTGACACCGAGCGCAAGGATGGCGACATTCTGCTGACCGCCGGTGTTCCGATGACCACTGGTGTGGTAGGCAACAAGATTCAGTGGGCGTTTGCAGGCGGCGTAGAGGCAGTCTTTGCCAATGAGCTGGCACAGACCACCGAGCGCAAGATTTCGCTTGACAAGCAGACCCCGATTCAGAACCGCTTGACGCTGCGTGTGCGCGTGTCGAACCAGGTGCTGGAGAACTCTGACTTCGACCTTCAGTCGTATATTGTGACCCACGTTGCCAACGCCCTCCGCGACAAGATCAACTGGGCCGCTGCTTCTACGACCAAGGCTACTGAGACCCTGTACGGCGGCTTTGCCCAGGACGCTGAGGAAGGCACCTACGGACAGAACGGCTACAAACCCGGTAAGCAGGTAGGCACCTACACCACACTGACGAAGGAGGTTGCAGCCGAGATGATTGGCAAGCTCGCTGAGCGCAACATCAAGCTCGACAACGTGGTGTTCGTGATGGGTGCTGCCGACTACTGGCTGGCCAAGGTTACTCCGCTGGATGCCGGTTCGGGCATTATGCTCATAGGCAACGACAACCGCTTGCTGGGTATCCCCGTGATTGCCAACAACGCCATCAACCGCTCGACGCAGAAGGGTGCCGTGGCCGGTCACAACATCGGTCTTGGTAACTTCAAGTACCTGCCGACGATGCAGCACGGCAACATCCGTCTGTCTGTAGATGCTACCAGTGCGCTGGCTGCTGACACTGACGAGGTGATTGTGACCATCAACGCCGACTTCTCGATGACGGTGCTGAAGGACGGTGCTGACGGCTTCGTGGTGTACTCGAAGAGCGGTGCTTCACTGACGGGTATCTAAGAGACGCTGATTAAGAGCAAGCCGGGACTATGTGCTGACTTGCTCTTTCTTTTTTTTGAATTAAATTCAAAAACAATGGCCAAAGAACTTGACGAGATTTTCTATGATGCGCTGATGGGCGACGCGGACATCAAGGGGGCATGCGGATATGAGGCACCTGAAGGGAGAAAGCCTGGGAAACCGGCGCGGATATATTCGACGTGCGTTGAGGTGGCACCGATGGACGCGGACAATACACCGTTGCCTCACATCATCATTACTGACGAGCCGATGCAAGACGAGCTTGGCACGAAAGATGAGGAATGGGAAAGCGACTGGGACTCTGTGCAGGCAGGTGTCATTATCAAATGTGAGAGTCCGAAGGAAGTGAAGGCGTTGCGTCGGAAGGTGAGGCATGCTATTGCAGTGTATGTGGCAAATATGGATGAGGGCGTTCCTGTACTGACGGCTTTCTCGAATGACGGGATTGCGTGGGACTGGTCTCGGCCATGCTACTTTGATACG